GAGCTTGTGCTTGTTGAAGTTGTAACTCGATAGCCATTTGTTGCATTTGCTCTTGTTGTTCATCGGGTTGATTGCCCTGCATAAGAGCATTGACAATCTGATCCCTGTTGTGCATACTTGAATTCTGGAATACTGCCAACAAAATAACATTGAAAGCAGGTGAATCCTGGGGAATGGTTTGTAGCATCTGTACCATTTGAGTCATTTCCAGCTCTTTTGCCATAATTCCCATAGTGGAATAAGGCACAAACTTGTAATCTGACACAGGATAGCGGTCTACATCGAACTGTATCTTCCTCCACATCGCTTTATTGATTAAAGGAATGAGGAAAGTGTTCTGAAAATTCATTAAAGTGCGTTTTTGTCGTTTAATTGCAGCACTCTGTAGCATCGACATACCACTAGCAGTTTCACTTCCAGCTTGACCCTGGTCAGCACTACCTGTACCCATTTGAATCATATTTTGGAGAGATGCGACCTGATTGAATGTATTAGGATCTGTTGTACCCATGTCTAAAGGCATGATAGCCTCTCTTGGAGAACCATTGGTCAGGACAGTTTTACCAGCTCGCACCTCGAACTTTACGCCTCTTGGCAATCTTGTAGCATCAGCAGCCATCATTGGTGTGGTTGTGAGTGCCAAAGAGTCAATTCTTGCCCTCATTTCGGCATCTAGTGCCTTTTGAGGATTATATCCCTTCTCACACACGCCTCTACCCCAAAATTTATTGGGTACAATGTCGTGTTGGTAGGAAATAAAAGGTCTATCGACCATCATAAAGGCATTTTCCTCTACTCTAAGGATATGTTCGTCATTACACATTGTAACAACAGCCTCTACTAATTCATCTTTATCTTTTTTGCTATATTCAAAGTCATCTTTGTCAGCATTTGCTTTAAGAAAGCGTTTAGGAACTTTTCCCCAGTATTCACAAATCTTAACAGAGTCAGATTCGTCTACTTGTTTGGTTTCTGGATCATATCCAAATTTAACTGTGTCGTAATCACCATCAAGGGGTACATCTCTGTAAATTCCAGAGCGAATACCCTCTACTACATGGTATCTAGGTTTAATAACTTCGTGAGCAACGCCCAGAGCATCATTTATTGAGTTTGCAGATGGGTCAATCAGAAATTCTTTAGGTGAAATTGGCTCAACATGGACATCTATTGAAGGATATTCGACTATTTCTCTAGTTGTAGCCATTGTTCCCTCTATGGGAACTTCAGAAGGTGCTCTTTCTATGCTTTGTTTGACAACAATCTTGCCAACACCTGTTCCATAAATCGCACCATTGAGGAAAACCTCACAAATAGCATCTTTTACGCCAGTTTTCTCTAAATCTTCTTGTAGGAGATTGCGTACATATTCAGCATCACTAGGATCTTGGTCTAACATATCATCTTTGATGTCGAACCACTTGCCTCGCCCAAATGTTGCTTCTTCTAGTTCGGCAACGCTTGACTCAACTGCTTGTTGTAGGGCGGGAGCAATAAGTCTGGAGCGTTCATTTGCTCTTGTTTTATCTTCAGTAGACCAAATACCACGCCATAATCTGTAATATTCATCCCACATAGGGATATAATTAATGTTTCTATGGGTTCTCCATCCTTCAAGTCTGTAATTCAACCAACTTGCTAATGCTTGATACTTATTTTCTGTATTCATATTTAGTGTAATTTCCTACTCATTGGTTCAACTTCAATTAATCCATCCATTAATAACTTACAAATCGTTAAATCCACAGATTCGTCATCCCCTATCTCTGTATCTAATTCAGCAGTTAAATTTGATATAATCTGACAGGCAACGACATAGCGTTCCTGTAAATTCTCTTGATTATTGCTAAATTCAACTAATTTGTTAAATTCTTCTTCCGATAAATCATTAAACTGTTTAATATCCAGCAACATTGTCTAATACCTCCCATTCATCATCTAATTCGATTGAGTGAGCGAAATCAGCCACACTTACTTGGTCAATATAACTAAGAGCATCTAATAAATCATCATGTGCCAGGTGATTCGGGAAATCAAGCAGTTGTGATTTAAAATCCCTCCAATCCTTGTCTGGGTTGAAGGAAATCTGCCCATGTTCCATTCTTCCTTGCAGCGACCATGTGATTCTTTCGGTTTTCTTCTTACCACCATGGCGTAACTCGACAATAGTTATCCATCTACCTTCTGTTCTCATTTCATCTTCCAAATAAGGAAGAATTGCGTTTCTAAGTGATCCTGTTTCGATTCCTACTGTAGCAGCCTCCACTTTTATCGCAGACTGAAGAATTTTTTTGGCAGTTTCCTTAACATTCCACCTACCATGGACTATATCCTTCACCCACCACTTATCTCTATCTATTTTTACAATCGCAATGGCTGTTTCATCCAACCTAGAGCGTTTTAAATTCCTTTCCTTTTCTATAGACTCAAAACCAGCAGGATCAATAGCAATTACATAACTCCCATCATCTGGCTCTTCATCTACCTTAAACCATTCTTCTTTGAAGATGCCACCAGTAAATGTTTCAAAAGATGCCTCAAATTCTTGCCTAAATGACATAGAGGACATTGTTTTCTTAGCAGCCTTTACTTCATCAGCAGGAAGAAAGGGGTTATCAACAGAAGTATATTGAAAAGCATCCCAATCATTATCCTCGAAAGCATCCTGGTACAAATCAAAGAAATGATTCTTTCCAGAGGGCGTTCCTATAAACAAAGCACCACCACGAACATCAGCAAGAGTAGGGCGAATAATCTGTTCCCATACAACTGGCTTCATAGAAGCATATTCATCGAGCACGACATAAGCAAGTCCTACGCCTCTTAAAGTTTCAGGTCTATCACTTCCTTTAAGATAAATCTTACGACCATTTATCAATGTCAATACAGCAGTATTCTCATGGGCAGCAGCAATTAAATCTCGACCTAATTCCTTCAACATTCCCCACATAATGTCTTTCGCTTGTTGAAAGGTAGGAGCAATATAGAACACATCCTTACTTTCAGCTTGTATAGCATTAATCAACAATAACCAAGCAGACAAATAAGACTTACCAAATCTTCTACCAGCAGCAACTATCTTAAATCTCTTATCAGAATTGAATATCTCTAACTGTGCTGGGTGTAGATCAATGTTTAATTCACTCATCTTCCTTTAAGCCTAAATGCTGAGATACCATATCTACAATAGAAGAATAACACCATTCACAAAAAGTAACAGGGCATATACCAAAGTGTCCTTGAACACCACCACACTCTTCATCATACTCACTACCACATATAGAACACTCATCTTTTGGTGTAAAAGCCTCTTCTATGGTTTTTTTATCCATTCGCTGCTACGCTTACCACCACTTCATCATCATTCTTCTCTTTAGGATTCACCAACTTCTCTTCTGGCGTATCTCCAATCTTTTTTTGAATTGATTCTATACTTGATACATTAATAATCACCTGTGAGTCGTTTTTAGCACGATTAGGGTCTACAGCCTTGTGTACTGGTAGTATTCTATCCAAACACATCTTTAAGCAATGAACATCACCCTCTAAAGCCTTTGAAATCACCTTTTCCACTATTTCAGGACTCTTATCCGACATTAACTCTCTTGCGAGGGCGGTAAACTTATTAACTGAACCTTTTGGTCTACCTGCTGGATTTAGAGAAACCATTCCCTTCTTCATAGCGGGATTATTGGGTTTTTTGCTCACAATACAACCTTTTAAATAATAGTAAGTATTATACCATAAAACTTAACATAATATTGGATTATTGGTAATAGTTTTGAAACTTCGTTTTTTGTGGGTTGGAGGGTGCACAATTAGCTTACGATTGAAATGAGCCTCCCTACCCCATACTTAACATAATATCCTGTTTTTGGAAGTGCTTATATATCCTTAAAAGCCCTGTATAACAGCATTTAGCCTTTATTTAGTTAGATTATGGGATAAGATTTGATTAAATGGGCTTGGAAGTGGGGAATATATGCGAAGGATAGACAATCTTTAACCCCCTGAATTAGCCCATATTTAGCCCTCAATTAATCCCCCTGAATTAATCCCCCTGAAATGGTTTTATCTTTGTCTATGCTCTTATACTTCTTTAATGGTTATTATCTATTATCTCTTTGTTATCTCTTTGTATCTATTTGGCTTTAGGTTTTGGGTTGCTTGTGTTGGTTTAGGTTTAGGTTTTTAATTGAAATTAGAGCCAATTTGGAGGTCTAAAGGCATTAATCACCATTTAAGATACTTAAACAGAAGAAACTATAAGTTTTTAGGGTTTTAGATCTTAGAAAAACAGAAGAAACTTAATTAAATTTAAAAATGATCGTAGATCGTTTGTTCGTGTTTCTTCTTTTTGGGGGTTCTACTTTCAACAGGACAAAAAAAACCCCCATTTAAGGGGGTTATGCTTTCAGGGTTTAGGAGTTATTCTTTACCCCTTAAGGTTGGGT